CCAGCATCAACCTTAATTAAAGATGTATTATTATTGGATTCTACTCGGAAGTCTATGTCTTGTGAGTCTTCGTTAAATGTAACACTAGGTGCTGAACCAGAAGCCATACGCATATATTCTCGTGCAGTTCCGTTAGTCACCACATCAAATTCTATTTGCGCATCTTCAGTGCCGTCAGTTACATCACCTGTTGCAACTTTAATTGTAACATAATCTGTATTATTCCCAGCAGAATCTTTACCAGTAAAATATATTTGACCTAAATTATCACTATCTGCTGGAGAAGCACTTTCTCTACGCATAGATAATCTTGGTCCTGATGTTGCATCCTCATCTGTACATACTAATGACAAAGTATTAGTATTATCAGCAGTTTGAAAAACTCCTGTACCAGAAACATTTAATACACCCCCTAAGTCAGAACTAGTACCAATATTGACATGGTCATTTCCAGCATCAACAGATATCATATGAGGATTACCATTAGATTCTACTCGGAAGTTTGTATCTTGAGAGTCTTGGTTAAATACTACTTCACTTGCATTTAGTTGAAATAAATTTCTTAATGTTCCAGCAGACATAACTTTTACAAACCAGTTAGCATCCTCTGTACCATCGGATACATCAGAGGATTCAATAGACATTTGAGCGTAAACTACATCTTGAGAGTTATCATTTCTGCCTTCAAACTCGATAGTACCCATAAGATCATCATTTGCAGGACTACTAGAGTTTCTATACAATCTTAAATTAGGACCAACACTTGCATCAGCATCAGTTGATATTAATGTAAGTGTATCTGTGTTATCAGCAGTTGTAAATGTACCTGTACCTGTTACGTCTATGCCTGTTGAGGTTGTAGTAAATTTTTGAACATTGTCGTGATAGATAATTACCGCACCATCATTAACACAATCAATATATGCTTCATCATCATCTGCATTTTTAAGACTTAAATTGTCACCTCTTAATTTTAAATTACCTTGCCCTGTATCTACAATCATAGAGTGGCTTCCATCGTGGTAGATTTCTAAATCATTAGCACCACCAAAAACTGCTTTATCGTTATCGCCAAAAAAAACATGGTCATTAAAAGTTCCACCTGCATTAAATACTGCTCTACCTGAATTAGACATATCAAGTGTTAGTGCTGTAATTGCAGATCCACCATCGTTACCTTTAAATATAATATCAGTGTCAGATGCAGTAGCATTTACAATAAAGTTACCTGATTCTAAACCAAAATTAACAACACTTGTACCATCATCTTTAAATGTTATATCACCACCACCGACATCAAAGTTAAAGTCACCTGCAACATCTATGCCACCATTTAATATTGCTGCACCTGTTACAGTTAATGTAGAAGCCATATCTACTGCACCATCAATATCTACAACATCTAAATTAGTTGTGCCGTCAACATCTATGTCACCTGAAATATCTAAATTTGTAAATACGGATGTACCGACTGCTGTAATTTTATCGTTAAATGTAGCTGCACCAGCAGCAGACATATCAAAGACTAATGCAGATATTTCACTACCATCATCGTTACCTTTAATAGTTACATCACCATCACTCGTGGTGTTTTTTACTATACCGTTAACGCCGTCAAACTCTAAAGGCATTACATCACCACCACGACACCTGTTATGGTTACGATGGCGTTAAATGTAATCGGTCCTG